GGACCCGATGCCGGTTGCTGCGGGTCGTCTGTGGTTCAACTCGACTGACAAGGTCGTTCGTTATTCGGCTCTAGATTCGACTGGTGCGGTCATTGTTCGCACCATCAAGGATGCTGAGTCGGCTGCTGCTGAACTTGCTGCTGTTCAGGCTTCGATTGCTGCTGAAGTGGCGCGTGCTACTGCTGCTGAAACTCAACTGGGCAGTGACATCGCTGCTGAGACCACTCGTGCGCTGGCCGCCGAAGCTGGTCTGGATGCCAAGATTGATTCGGTCAAGGAAGAGATTCTCGGTGGTATGCCGCCTGCTGTCCTTGACACCATCAAGGAACTTGCTGAAGCACTAGAGAACAACCCGGACATCGTCAATGTTCTGGAAGGCTTGATTGCCAATGTCCAAACCAATTTGGACGCTGAAGTTACCCGTGCTACCGTTGCTGAAGCTGGTCTGGCTTTGGACATCGCTGATGAAGCCGCTGCCCGTGCTGCTGCGATTGCTGCTGAAGCTGCTGCCCGTCAAGCTGCTGATGAAGCCTTCGATGGTCGTCTGACCTCGGTTGAAGGCCAAGTCAACGGCAAGATTGGTGACCTTAACAACCTGAACACCTCGTTCAAGGGCAATCTGGTTGGTGCGGTCAATGAAGTCTATGCAAACATCAACAATGAGGTAGCCCGTGCTCAGGCTGCAGAGCAGGCACTGGCTGGTGACATCGATGCTGAGACTACCCGTGCTCAAGCTGCTGAGTCGGCGCTTTCGGCGGACATCGCTTCAGAAGCTGCGGCTCGTGCTGCTGGTGACATCGCTCTCGGTGGTCGTATTGATACTGAGATCAGCGACCGTCAAGCTGCTGACTCGGCTCTGGGTCAGCGTATTGACACTGAGATCAGCGACCGTCAAGCCGCTATTGCTGCTGAATCGGCTGCTCGTCAGGCTGCTGATACTGCGCTTGGTCAGCGTATCGACACTGAAATCGCTGATCGTCAGGCAGCTGATGCTGCTGAAGTTCAGGCCCGTTCGCTTGCTGACACCGCGCTGAATTCGCGTATTGACGGTGAAGTTGCTCGTGCAACTGCTGCCGAGAATGCTCTGCGTGCTGACCTCTCGAGCGAAGTGGCTCGTGCGACTGCTGCTGAAAATGCAATTGCCGCTGACCTGTCGGATGAAGTTACCCGCGCTCTTGCTGCTGAAGCTGACCTGTCGAGCCGTATCAATTCGTCGGGCGCTGGCGTTCGTGATGACTACAACGCGACTGTCTATACGTTTCAAGCCAGCGCTGCTGCTACCGTCCACACCATCTCGCACAACCTGAACAATGCGTTCGTTGATGTGGGTGTGCAGGTTGAGCGTGCCAACGGCAAGTATTACAACGACATCGTGTCGGTTGAAGAAGTGGACAGCAACACGGTGAAGGTCTACCTCAGCACTGCGCTGAAGGTTAAGGTCATCTGCCGTAGCGCCGCTGCTCTGTAATGTAGGGGTCGAGGAGGGGGCGACCCCTCCTTGACTGCTATGAAGCCTCTACCCAATTTTGACATTGCGTCTTTGAGTACATTGGATGAGGTGTTCAGTCAGCTTGAGGATAATATTCGTCGTTTAGCCGGGTTTCTGGATGGTGCGATGAGTGAGCAAGACGCGCAGCAGTTTATGGATAATCTGGACTGGCTGAAGCGGTTTTACGAACGCGCTGAGGTCCTAGCGAGAGATGGTGAATAGTTCTGTGCAGATGCGGGAGTGGTTGTTGCGGGTGGCGGATGAGGTGAATGCCATGCGCTGCAAGAAGGGTGATTCCGCTGAACTGCTCGAGTTGATCAGGCAGAACTATGACGTATTGAACGTGATGAGAAAGGTTGCCTCGGGCACGGCTTACATGCGTGGTATATCACCGCCAAAAGGAATGTAAATGGAAACTCGCGTTCTAAATGACTTGTCCCTTGTTGGTGCGTTGGTCTTTAGTACCGACAATGCCGACTTCCCCGCCAATCCCGCGATTGGCACGATGGTTCTTAAAGACCAAGTTCTCTACGCCTATATCACTGTGGGCAACCTAGAGACGTGGTATCCGTTCTCTACTCCGACGAACTCTTATATTCATAGTCAGGGTCTTGCTGCGACTGTGTGGGTTGTGGCTCACAACCTTGGTACGACGAATCTGTTCTTCCAAGTCAAGGATGGTGATGGCAATGTTGTTATCGCCGGCAAGGAAGACATTGATAACAATTCTTTCCGTCTGCGCTTTACGACGCCTATCACCGGTACGGTGATTGTGGTGGCGCCGGATACGATTGATGTGCCGGCAGTGCGCGCAACCATGATTGATGTGGGTGACGTCCACATCGGTAACAACGACATCACTATTGCGGGTAATAGTGTGCTGACGAGCGTCAGTATCACTGAACAGATTAACGATGCGGTTGCTGCTGTGGTTGGTGCCGCTCCTGATGCACTGAACACCCTGAAAGAAATTGCTGACCAACTGGCTAGCGATGAAGATGCAGTTACCGCTCTGACGGCTACTGTTGCTAACAAGGCGAATGCAGACCTGTCGAATGTATCGACCCTGCCCGCTGGTGTTGTTGCTCAACTGAAGGGCGACCAAGGCATCCAAGGTTTGAAGGGCGATAAGGGCGACACTGGTGCAGCTGGTGCACAAGGCCAACAGGGTATCCAAGGCTTGAAGGGTGATACCGGCGCTACCGGCGCTCAAGGTGATACCGGTGCTACTGGACCGAAGGGTGATACGGGTGCAACTGGCCCGCAAGGCATTCAGGGTTTGAAGGGTGATACTGGGGAGCGCGGTGAGACTGGTCCGCAGGGTCCTGCCGGTACGGATGCCTCGGTCACGATTGATTCGATTTCTAATGCTCTGGGTTACACCCCGCTGAATGCGGCGGCGACTGGGCACATCATGCCTGCTGTCTCAGGTGTCTCGAGCATCGGTTCGCCGACTAAAAAGTTTGCTTCGATTTACACCGAAGAGCTGCACATTGATGCGAACACGCTGTTTGTGGATGGTGTGCCGGTTCTGCAATCTAACGCCAACACGATTCAAATCAATGCTGATCCTAATCAGGGGATTCGGATTGCGACTACTGGTACGGGTGCGTTGACTCTGGATAGCCAGAACTCGACGACGATTCAGACCAATGGTGTGAATGCTGATGTAGTGGTTCAGTCGGTGGGTACGGGTTCGCAGGTTCGTTTTACTGCGCCGACTCAGATTGTCATGACAGCCCCGATGGTGAATGTCAGTGGTGACCAGTCAATCACTGGTGCTTTGACGGTGACGGGAAACCTGACGGTCAATGGTGTGACGACGACGGTCGATACGACCAATCTTGCGATCAAGGACAACGTCATCACCGTCAACAAGGGTGAGAGTGGCAGTGGCGTCGCTATTCGTTATGCCGGTATTGATGTTGACCGCGGAGACTTGGCTCGTCAGCGTCTGATTTGGGATGAAACTGCTGGTAAATGGTTGTTTGGTGAGACGGCCCAAGAGATTGCGATTGCGTCGGAGGTATTTGTCAGCAACGCGGTGAATGCTGTGAGATCTGGCTTGGCGTCTGTTGTTTTGTCGGGTTCGTATAATGACCTGATTAACAAACCCACGCTGTTCTCGGGTTCGTTTGCTGATTTGACTAACAAGCCTACTACTCTATCCGGCTACGGCGTAACATCCGTTTCGGGTGGAACCTTCTAAGGAATAATCATGGCAGCCACAAATTTCACGCCTATCTCTCTTTACTATTCCACCACTGCCTCCTCAGCACCGTCGGCTGGAAACCTCACCAACGGTGAGTTGGCAATCAACATTACTGACGGCAAGTTGTTCTATAAGGACAACGGCGGTACGGTTCAGACGATCGCCTACAAGAACACCCCGCTGAGCACTGTTACTGGCACTCTGCCGGTGGCTAATGGTGGTACTAATGGCACTGCGGCTCCTACGTCTGGTGCTGTTGCTTACGGGACGGGCACTGCTTACGCGTTTACCTCGGCTGGCTCTGCTGGCCAAGTTTTGACTTCCAACGGTTCTAGTGCTCCGACTTGGGCTACTCCTTCGAGTGGTATTTCGGCGGGCAAGAGCATCGCTTTGAGCATGATTTTCGGATTCTAAGGAGCTACAAATGGCAAACCCCAATATCGTTAACGTTACCACCATCACCGGTAACACGACCTATCTCACCCCGGGCGGCACGAGCGCTGTTGTTCTGCTTCCGAACGCTGCTTCGTCGGGTAAAGTTTTTAAGGTTAATCAAATCGTCGCCGCAAATACGTCTGGTAGTGCAGTGGCCGCTACTGTAAGCGTTTATACCAATGGTGCTGTTGCTCAAGGTTCGGCCCCTGCTGGCGGTACTGCTTACCCGGTTGTTTCGGCCATCTCGGTTCCTGCTAACGCCTCGCTGATCTGCGTTGATAAGAGCACCGCTATTTATCTGCAAGAAGGCACTTCGATTTCGGTCACATCTGGCACCGGCAGCGCGATTACTTTCAGCATTTCGTATGAGGACATAAGCTGAAATGTTTGATTTTGCTTATTTGTGCTCCAGCGCCGTTTATGGCGTGCGATAAAAAAGGAATAATGCAATGAGTACACGCTTCTTGGGCGGGATTATTTCCGCCACGCCGCCAACGGTTAGTACCTCATCGGCTCCCGGTGTTTGGTCTCTTGAGCAGGCACTTCAGTATATTAAAGCGGGCAATTGGCCCGTTGCTATTACGAGCGACCCCTACTTCAACTACGTCACCATGCTGCTTCACGGTGATGGGACTAACGGTGCGCAGAACAACACGTTTCTAGACTCTTCGACTAATAACTTTACGATTACTCGTAATGGCAATACCACTCAGGGTTCTTTCAGCCCGTATGGTAGTAATTGGTCGAACTACTTTGATGGTAGTGGGGATTATTTGACTGTGCCGGACAACACGGCGTGGCAGATTACGGGTGACTACACCGTTGAATGCTGGGTTTACGCAACAACAATAAATGCGTTCCAAAATATCGTATCCCAATATCAAGACACAAACAATGCATTTGCGTTTGGGTATAGCGCATCGTCCGGTTGGTACGCTAATTACAGAGACAATGCTGCCGAAGTTACTAATTACAGGGCAGGCACGTCGCCGTTGAATAACTGGACGCATGTGGCCTTTGTGAAGTCCGGCACCACGATGACAATATATGTCAACGGGTCAGCGTTGAGTTCAACGATTACATATCCAAACCTTCCAGATTTTTCTGGATTGCTGTATGTTGGTTTATGGGCTGGGGCGTTGGATTCGCCTTGGGTTGGTTACATTTCCAACTTGCGTCTTGTCAAAGGCACCGCTGTATACACTGGCAATTTCACCCCGCCAACCACACCTCTCACGGCTATTACCAATACCTCCCTGCTGACCTGCCAATCCAACCGCTTCATTGACACTAGCACTAACAACTTCACCATCACGCGCAACGGCGATGTATCTGTCCAACGCTTCAGCCCGTTCTCTCCGAGCGCTGCTTACTCTACTTCCGTAATTGGTGGTAGTGGGTACTTTGATGGTAGTGGGGATAACCTAAGTATCGCTAATACTGCCAATCTACAATTCGGCACAAGTGATTACACGATTGAAGGCTTTGTATACCCAACAGCAAATGACAGTACTGACAAAGTCGTTATCTCTAAAGATGCGTCGGGCCAAAGGTCTTGGTTTCTTGGATTGAGAAGTAGTTACGGTTTAGCGTTTTTTATTGGCGGGTCAAATCAAACGGGCACGAATGCAATTGCATTAAATTCTTGGACTCACTTTGCTGTTGTGCGTAGTGGAACTAGTGCGGCGTTCTTTATAAACGGCACTCGCGTAGCAACATTTACTGATGCCAACAATTACACGCAAACTGCTCCAGTAGAAATTGGTGGCACTAACCCTGTATTTAATAGTCCGTTTACGGGATTTATCACCAATGCAAGGCTAGTAAAAGGTACTGCTGTCTATTCCCCGTCAAGCACAACCATTACCGTTCCTACTGCACCCTTGACGGCGGTATCAAACACTCAATTGCTCTGCAATATGACCAAC